TTTCTCGATAATACTATCCTCAAAAAAGAAACTAACTCAGCAGGAATAATACCTATCACTCTATCTTTTGAAATTCTGGGGATATCAGGTTTTAAAATAACAGATACTTTTAAAATAGCACCTGGTTTACTTCCTTCAAGATTTGATAATTTAGTAGGATTCTATATTGTAGGATTATCTCACACTATTAAAGACAATCAATGGGTTACTAGTATAGAAGGCCAAATGATGTCTTTAGAAAAAGAAACAGAGAAAACAGTAGGAACTATTTCCTTAGAAGAATTAGAAGAAAACTTTACAGAAATAGAAGAACAAATGGCGATAGATTTCTATGATAGAGAAATGTTCCCTTGGGCTAACTTATTAAGAGACTTTTTAAATCAAAGAAAAAAAGGACTAAGACTACAATTGAAAGAAAAAGTAGTTACAAACAGAGGAAGTAACTTTGGACCTCAACTTAATAATAGCGGTAATGATATAACTGAAAACTGTTACTATGGTGCTATAGCAATGATTAGTCTAATAAACAAAGCTATGGGAGGAGTATCAGTTCCAATACATGCTCGAATTACTGCTGGTAATGATAATTTTCATAAGCAAAAAGTATCAGGTTCACCGCATGTCAAAGGATTAGCTTTTGATATTGCCCCAGATTGGGAATATGGAGGAAGAAGATATGATTCAGTAATTTCTATCGACAGATTACGAGATGCAGTTGAATCAGCAGTAAGACAGTACCAGGAATTTGTAGTAAAAGGTCAAACTATTACTAGAAATAAATTTCAATTCGGTAATATCCCGTATTCTAAAGCTGAAAACGGTCATCCAGTAGACGGACACACTCTTCCAGTTTTATTTTATAAAGATGAATCAACACCTGAAAAAGAATCATCAAATTCTACTGGTCCTCATTTTCACTTCGACTTTGGACGCCGTTCATCAGCACCTTTACCGGAACCAAAAGGTTTTTTCGATTATCTTTTTGATTCAGATGTTGAACCTATCGACTCATCAACAAACTTAAGAAAAAGCGGATTATAAATGTACTTACCTAAATCTAAATATACAGTTAAAATTACCAAAGGAGGAGACTTCTATAAAAAGGACGGTTCAACATATCGCGGTAAATATATAGAGACATATAATGGTCAGATATTTACAGGAGGTGAACTTACCCCTGCTTCTGAAAAATTAGAAGATTTTAGATACTCAGCCAGTGTAATTACTAATTTTAGTCAAGTTGCATTTAAGTCTGATATGATTAAACCTACAAAAGAAGACTATAAAGAAGGATTCATAACTAGATACTACGTCCAAGATATTAGAAATAAAGCTATTATAGAAGCGAATAAAGAGAACTATAAAGGATTTTTAACTCTACCTTACTTAAAAACATTAAAATTAAAATGGAACTTAAAAGGTCCAGCAGAAAATGTAAATAAAGGACCTTACATTTATTTTGGAGCTATTTCTAAAAATAAAGAATTAGTATTAGAAGGAGAGAAAACTATAGAAGGTTTGTCTGAATTTATTTTTAACTACGGAGAGTTTGTAGTTTAAAAAATAAATCATATATTACAATAAAGGTTATACGTATGTTTTATATTATTGAGACTGATACTCAATTAGATAGGTTACAAGCACTAGGAAGATTAGGAGGATATGTAGATATAATTCCAACTAACTTTTATTACCATCCAAAACTCACAGATACAGTAGCAGTTTACTTAAGACCTGTAAATTCTAAACATGGCTTTATAATTCCTATAAATCACGATGAAGGACTTAACGTAGATCGGGAACGTGTCTACGAACTTTTAAAAGCTTTCACTACACTTTATACGTTAGATAAAAAACTATTACTATATCACTTTAATCTACAAGGAGCAACAGATTTATCTTTACTTTACTCCATGGTTAATTTTGAAAAGTTAGAGTATTCTAGAGATTTTATGTTTATTAATACTTTTTATAATAAATTTAAAAATAACTCACATACTAATAAGTTAATTCCTATATCTAAATTATATGAAGCAAGTGAAAATATTTACGATAAAATAAAAGACACTATAAAATTATCTATACCTAGCGGTTTCGATTTTTATAATAATACTGCAACTAATGTATTTTTTCTATTAGAACAGTCTGGGTTAGGGATTCATAAGGAAGATTTTATTGAAATGTTTACTCCTAGAGATATTAATCAAAATACAGTCGACGATGTTACCTATACGTACTATAATCTGTATAATATTACATCTAGACCTACAAATGCTTTTAATTCAGTGAATTATGCAGCCATTCCAAAGACAGACAAACATAGAAAGTCTTTCAAACCTCAAAATGATTTTTTTGTAGAGTTTGATTTCGATGGTTACCATGTAAGATTGCTTTGTGAACAGTTAGGTTACGAATTAACAGACGAATCGGCTCATATGCAGCTTGCTAAAAAATATTTTAAGAAAGAAGTAGTTGGTGATGAAGAATATAGTAAAGCAAAGCAAATAAATTTTCATGCTCTTTACGGAAGAATACCAGAAGAGTATAAAGATGTAGATATTTTTGTAGAAATACAAAAGTTTATCAATTCATTATGGATTAAGTATGAAGGACTAGGAGAAGTAAACAATCCAGTGTCTCAGAAACCTTTTACTGAAGCATTAACCGATATGAATCCTCAGAAATTAATGAATTATCTTATGCAATCGTTGGAAACCTCAAGAAATATACTTATCTTAAAAGATGTACTAAGGTATTTACAAAATAAAAAGTCTAAAGTAGTTTTATATACATACGATTCTCTACTTTTTGACTTTAGTAAAGAAGACGGTAAAAGCACATTAAAAGAGCTTCAGACTATTTTGGAATCAGGTAAAAAATACCCGGTTAAATTTAAATACTCTAAAGATTTATGTTTATGAAACACTTTAATATTTATAACAAATGACAATGGTTACAGAAAGTAGGTTCGATTATGATATCGACCCAGTTAACTTAAATGAAGATATGAGTAATAAATTATTCTGTACATTTGCTACAGAAGAAACGCTTGAGCCTGTTTTAGAGAATATCCAAGAGCGCTACAACATCATTTACAATAAAATATTTGTACTGTATTCGAAAAGTTTAAACGAATACATTTGCACTTATAATGTAGATTTTGGAAATGTAGGAACGTTTCTTGAGAACACTATTCTTGTACACAGAAAAAAAGAATCCAACACCTTATACACAATTAATGCTCTTAACACCCTTATTAAAGAGCTAAATGGCGGAGTACTAGATACTTCATACAGAATAAACTGGCCTGACTTTAGGAATTGTGTACTCCTTACCAAAGGACCAGATTTAAAAAGAATTAATACAAAGTTATATAAAATAATCGAGTTATAGTTGCTCGTTAATTTTATTTTTCTTATATTAATATAAAGTTATTAATTAAAAATTAGTTATATGGATTTAAATGCTATTAAGGCTAAGCTAGATGCCTTGAACAACAACGGTCAGCAAAGAGAAAAGACTGACTATTCGACAATTTTTTGGAAACCACAATTAGGAAAACAAACTGTAAGGTTGGTACCTTCTTTTTTTGACCCTACTATGCCTTTTAAAGAGCTAAAGTTTCATTACGGTATTGGTAAGTACCCTATGGTTGCTTTATCTAATTTTGGTAAACAAGACCCTGTAGAAGAGTTTGTAAAAGAACTAAGAAAGACTTCAGACAGAGATAACTGGTCATTGGCCGGTAAAATATCACCTAAAACAAGAATCTTTGCACCAGTAGTGGTAAGAGGAGAAGAAGAAAAAGGTGTTAGATTATGGGGATTCGGGATCACTATATATAAAGCTTTATTAGCTTTAATTGCCGATGAAGATATCGGAGACATCACTGATGTTATTAACGGTTGGGATTTAGTTGTAGAACAACAACAAGGTAATCCTTATCCTGAAACATCGGTAAGAATAAAACCAAAACAAACTGCTTTATCTGATGATAATGATAAAGTAGAAACTTGGTTAAAAACTCAACCTGACCCTTCAGACGTACATACTCAGTACGATTACGATTTCATTAAAAAGCAACTTCAAAATCACCTTAATCCAGGCGCAGCAGAGGATACTCCAGTAAAAACTGAGGCTCCTGTAAAGAAAGACTTTACATTAGAGACTGCATCAGCAGGAAATAAGGATACAGTAAGTAAATTTGACGACCTTTTTAACGAATAAGTAT